AACCATTTCTGGCACTTGTATCTCGAACAGACGCAGTAGTTCAGCTTGCGCATCGGCTTTATGTGAAGATGCTATATCCCACATACTAGAGTTAGCTGAACTTAAAGCTAATAGCTCCCAAGGTTTACCGCGCGCCCTTTCAACATTACCCGACTGTGAAAGGCGGTTTTTCTGGCGACCACCTGTCATTTGGTAAAGATATTCTGACGCTATCGCGGGAGTTATATCGGTCATTTCATCCGATATTAGAGGTAAGTTTTTTAAGACTTCGCCCCTATTCATACGCGAATTGTGTGTATCTTCTTGACGGTTCATAATATCAAATGGACTACCCCAAGCCGCTAACCCCATCATCTGTGCAGTAGTTTTACCAACACCAGACGCACCTGTTAGGTGAATGGCTAAACTGTTCATACCTGTGAACGGCATAAGTACAGAGCCGAAACCTGCGCAAACATTAAATTGATGTAAGCACCAATCTTCCTCTGGCTTGTTGTAAAAGTTTATCATCTCTATGTGTCGTTCCCGACTGCCCTTCTCTCCAAAGGAAGGGAACAAACTAGCAGTGCTAGGTGATGAAGGGTTATACTCTACCCTATCAGGTCTAATTAATTTATCCCCAAGGACAAAACCTGTCATCTCTTCATCAGCCCACCCAAACTGTCGGTGTGCTTCGTCTGCTTTTACTGTTTGCTGTAACTCACTTATCCATTTGTTTGTGTATGACATGAGCGTAGTTGTCTCCGCAGGGTTAATAGCCGTAACGCCTTCTTTTGACATGGCCTTACGGAACTCGTTTGGTGCTGTTATGACAGTCAATGGCACTGTGAACTCTCGCACACCGTCTTGAGGCAAGTGCAGTCTAAACACGACTAGCTCGCCTTGTTCTTGATCGTACAAACGCCGTGATACATAGAACGTATGTCTGTAGATCATCTTATCTACGAGATCATCTCCGTCACGTACACGTACATAGATACCCCCATGCTCTCCGCCAAAGTATGGTTTCGGCATTTCGGGTATAGTGTACTCACGCTTCACATTGCTTGCGCTGTTGGCGGCTTTCTCAGATACAACCTGTGGCCCAGACGCTGCTTTGATCCGCTGTCCCAACACCAAAGGTGTCTTTATCTGCTCCCAGTGTGGGCATCCTTCGCACACGTCAGGGTTCAACTCGTTAAACTTAGCGCACAGATACGGCCCTTTGATCTCGTTAAACTTCTTGAGCGTAAACTCTTCGTCGTAGCTATCGTGCCGATTTGATATTTTAATGGCGGCTTTTTCGCCTTCTTTACAGAACTTAGTAATCGATAAACCTGCTCTCCATAGCGGCTCGTCTACACTGTTCTGATGTATCGTTATGTGCTTTAGCTGTTCGCATCCATTACCTTCGCTCGTTTTGCGCATGATACGCCCAAACGAAAACTCTTTGTTCTCGTTCAAAGCCTCTTGTAGTGCATCGGGGCCAAGGTCTAACGCAGGTAGCTTTGGTGTAATCCCACCTAGCTTCTCTATAAACTCAGACAAGTCTACAGGTGTAGCCATATCTTTTCCCAAGAGAGCTACAGGTAGCGGCGGGTCTTTTTTGTAGTTGTTTGTATTTGGTAACCGCAAGATACTAGCCGCATCTGTGGTACGAGATGCATCTGCAGGGAAGTTGTGTTCTCTACATAGCTGCCCTAGCTTACTCGCTACAGGCTCCCACTCCTCTCGCGTTATAGCTTCTGACAGGGGCCAGTACACGTGGATACCGTTGCCGCTGTTCACTGTTATCGGTGCAGGTAAACCCAAACTCTTTTTAAACGTCTGCAACTCTCTGATTGCATCTGCCTGTGTAGGGAACTCTTTGCCCTCGCCGCAGTCCAAGTCTAACCAAAACGCTTTGATACTCTTGACGTTTGCTTTTGTTCTACCTGCCCACTGCGAACCTTCTTCGTTGTAGGTACTCGTCGCAAAGTAAACATTATGTGGGAACGTATCTACCTCTGTAGCTTTAGCTATCAGCTCGTCGATGTTCTTAAACCAATAATGTTTAGGTGCGCTAGACTTTTGCGTTAAGTCTATAGTGATTAAGCAGGGGTGTCCCTCGTCACTTAATACACTCTCTAAAAAAGTTTTCGTGTCCATTGCTGCTGCTCCAAAGTTATGTCGTGGTGGATACAGGCCCGAACCCACCACGACTGTGCCACCGTTAGGTCTTATTCGTCGTCAAACAAATCGCCTACGATAGCTTCAAGGTCGTCGTCAGATGAGGGAGCAGCCACCTCTTTCTTCTTACTGACCTTCTTTGGTGCGGCTACTGTCTCCCCGATGTCCACCTCATCGTCAGCAACCTCACCGTCACGCTTCGCCTGCACCCCATCTGTCTGTGCTACAGTGAGCGTGATTGCACGGATAGCATCGTCGCTATCTCTAGCCTTGATAGCCTGCTCTAGTTCAGCTTCCTCTAGAGGACGAACAGGCTTGAAGAACAGCTTTGGTGTATCACTGTTCTCGTCAAAATACATCTGCGTAACCACAGCGATAGATGGCGTTTTGTGGGCGCGTAGGTATTGAGCATACGCTTGCATCCCCATCTTACCGTCTACTGGCTTACCGAACACAGACGTAGCAGGTAGTTGTAGTTGGTACACGTTCTCCATGTCACCCTCTAACAATACCGCAATACGTTGTTGATACCGACACGCACGGCTCTCGCCTTGCCCCGAACCTTTGACGTTTTGCTTACAGTCCATGCAGCGTTTAGCTTGACGCTGATCTGCAGGAACCGCACTGTCAGGCGCGTCTGTGTCTGGTGACCAACATGTAGGCGCAGAAGGGTTCTCTGGATCGTACTGACCCGAATAGAAAGTACGCGAAATCGGTGCCGCGTTTACTACGATTACATTGATGAAGCCATCGTTCTTTACGTTGACTTGATCGCCGTTAACCATCTCACGGAAACGTCCACCACGTAGGCTAATTCGGCGTAGGCCAGACCCACCACCAGAACCACCTGCTAGGTTATCGTCTACTTGTTGCAACTGTTTGAATAAGTCGCTGCTTACTAGGGAGTTGCCCCCTTCAAATAATGACAATTGCTCTGCCATGTTATTCTCCATTGTATGTTTGTGGGGATTTAGTTTCCCCTTTGTTACCACGTTTTGTCAACGCCTTTTCTATCGCATCTACATTGAAACGATATGTGTCCCCGACTTTGATATATGTGTCGTCAGGGATATGCCCTTCTCGCAACCACTTTCTAGTTGTCGAGACAGAGATGCCGAAATAGTCAGCAACTTTGTTTATATCTACATACGGATTATCTGTCATTTTTTCCTCACTGATACTGTATACTCCGAATCTACATTAAGACCTTTTGGTACAAGATCAGGGTTTTCTTCTAGAAACTGCCGTACATTTGTTTGGTTCAAACGCTTCTCAAAGAACTCAGGCACATCATGTTCTTTCACGAACATGTACATTTGCTCCCAATCGCTTGTCCAATACCGTTGCCGTACACTTCTAAAGAAGACCCCCTCAGACGTGCGTACTGACTCGACATTGTGTTCTTTACAATGATCTAACAATGCACGTTTGATTTTGTCGCCTTTATCGCTAAGTGCTTTTTCTTTTTCTTTGTACTCAGCGGTCAACTCACTACGCTGATCGCGTATCTTTATGTACGCTTTTACGAGCTTTTCTACTGGAACGCCCATTTATGTCTCCATTGTTATTTATATTTAGTAGATAGTGACTAAACTTATCTTAGTCAAGTAGTTCTTTATACAAATCTATAATTTTTGTATGCACGTCTATACGATCATCTAGCATACGGTAAATGCGCTGCTCTGCTTGCGAACCGTAGAGTTGAATGACAGTACACTTATGCTTTTGTCCAGACCTGTGTACACGTGCGTTAGCTTGTGCGTATGTCTCAAGAGACGATGTTGGCCCCCACCATACCACAGTGTTTGCAGCGGTCAGCGTGACACCGTGAGCCGCAGCTTGTGGCTGAATGATAAGCACTTGTGGGTCAGGTGCGTTTTGGAACTGATCGAATATCTCAGTCCTTTTAGGCGCAGAGACATCTCCTCGTATGATACCACACGATATGCCGTCCGACGTTAGCTTACTGGCTAACATATCTATAGTGTGCCGAAACGGAACAAACACCAGAACTTTCTGGCTGCTCTCGTCTATCGCCTCTTTGAGAACTTTGTATCGGTTGGATATGTCGAACTCTAGTGTCTCGCTGTCGTCTGTATATACAGCACCAGATGATATTTGTAGTAGCTTGTTCAGAACGATTGCCGCGTTTACTGCCGTTATGCTCTCGTCTGCCACATGCATAATCATCTTTTTGCGCAGTTCTTCGTAATACTTTATCTGCTGCTTTGTCATCTCGACTTTGCGCTTGGTGTATACCATGTCAGGTAAGTCAAGACATTCGTCTTTGGTGAAACGTATCGCAGGTTGTAGGCAACTATGCACCGTGGCTTGCGCTGTCTCTTTCGGTAGCCACTTAAACTGTGTCAGCTTAAACATGACTTGGTCGCGGAACGAGCCGAAGAAACGTGGGACACTCAGCGGGTTTACTAACTTGGCTAACCCATACGCATCTAGAGGTGATTGTGCAGCGGGTGTACCTGTCATCATCCACAGCCAAGTATCTTCTTTTAGCAACTTGTTCAGTGTTTTCCACCGCTTCGTCTGTGCGTTCTTGTAGTGTGTTGCTTCGTCTACAATGATGCAGTCGAACCCACCGTTGGCTATTTCATCTTTGACGATCTCCACACCATCATAGTTTATGATAACAAAATCGGCACCGCCGTTTATAATTTCAGCGCGTTTCTTTTTGTTACCGTAGGCTACGTCTACAGAACGATGCATAGCAAACGAGAACAAGTCTCCACGCCATGCGCTATCCATAATCGAGAGCGGGCAGATAACTAACACTCTGTTTATAACGCCCTGCTTCATTAGATAGTCAGCCGCCCAGATAGCCGATGCAGTTTTACCTGTGCCTTGCTCGTTGAAGCAGAACGCACGTTTGTTCATCGTTAGAAACTCTGCTGTTTTCTTCTGATGTTCATACGGTTTAAACTGACCAGCCCATTTGTAACGCTTACTAATAGGTGAGGGTACGTTTATATTTAAGCTTTTCAGCTTTAGGGCTTCAAGTATGCCCCATTTAACTACAACCTTATTCATCGACAA